CAAATTCACCTTTGTAGCTTTTAGCACAATTAAAAGATATCCAATTTCTTACGCTGTCATACCCACAAGGCTCAATAGCCGGGATATCATACTTGCCGACTACATCAGGGTAGAACTTATGCAGATTTTCCATTGTCTTTCTTTCCTGCATATCTATCCCCTACCACTTCTTTTAGCGTACCCCGTAAACCATCTTTCAACTGATTTCGTCAACCTCTTTTGAGCCCTCTCATAAGTTGTTGACGTAATTTCTCTACTTGTAGCTTCCCCATATCCGTTCACAAATGTTTTCTTTTCTGCAGACTCGCTTTTTGCCTGCTTAGACCTTGCCTCTGCATCTGCTTTATATGCCTTGCTTAGCTTTTGAACAACATCATCTCTCTTTGATTTTGTAGCGTAATATTCTTTTCTCGCTTCTCTCGTCATTTGTCCATCTTTATCTGTCTGCCTTACCAAGCTCGCCATTTTATCGCCTAGAGCTTTCTTTTGTGCCTCTAAGCTCTTTATAGAGCCCCCCGCACTTGCTCCGCCTCCAGCACCTGCACCTCCACCAGCTCCTGCCGCTCCTCTTCCACCCATCTTGATTCCTCCTACTTTTCCACATCCCTCTTTCTGTAAATAAAAAAGACAGCCATATCGACTGTCTTAATTGAAAAATAGCTTAGAGGTTCATTACAACGATTTATCCTCAACTTGAGAGCGGTAAAATGCCCAAACCGCTCTCATACCCTTAAAAGGAGGATTATGAAAAAGTATACTTGCTTTAAACTTTTCACATATACAGGATATCACAGACTCAATATAAACTTCTATCAACTGTTCATAATTTTTTCAAATGATTTTAAAGCCCTGCCGTGTAGCTTATGAATCCATTGATATGTCATACCAGTATTCTCCGCTATCTTCTCAAACGTTAGATTTGAAATATAATACATTGATAGGATGATTCTATACTTGTCATTATCCAATCTGTCAATCATGCATATGGTTTTAACTCTTAAATCACGCAACCTATCAATGTCACTCTTAATCTGTTCCTCTATTTCTAAAGCTTTTATTATAGTGTTTTCAGTACCGCCACTGCCTCCGCCTTGCACCCTTTCGGATAGATTTACGCTGGTTTTAGTTGTTAAATCATCTAATCTCGCTTTCTCAAGCTCCTTAGCTTTTATAAGGCAATCAAGTGTCTTCAGCTGTCTTAAATATTCTTTAGCCGTCATTATGCCAACTCCTTCTCCAGCGCTTCCAATATGTCAGCTACTCTCTTTGTGCCTAGGCCTTTTATACTTAAAAGAACCTTTTTTATTTCCGCTATATCTATCCCCGGTACTGACTTTACTCCATCAGCGTAGCCACTCTTGTATATCTCTTGCAAATATAAATTCATCTGATTATGGTCCATTTTTCTTATGTTCTGATATTCTTTGCGATTTATCACTATATCTTTTTGTATTGCCATCACCCCTCCCATTCCTGACATATCATCTTGTCATCTACAAAATCACCGCACTGATCGCTTCTTGTACAAACGCATATTCCTGCGTGTTCAAATTGTTCTTTGTACCACGTGCAGTTTTTACATGTTTTATTGCTGTCCTTCTCTGCCTTAATCCTTCTCATCTGCCTTTTCAGTTTCTTGTCGACTATAAGTGACACGGTCGTCTTGTCGCTTTCGTCATCAAGCAACTGCGTAAGCATAATATGCACATCTGCTATCTCTTCAAGTACCGCCCTTGAGTGCTGTTCTTTGCCCTTAAGGATATCCTTTTGCAAAGCTACTATAAGCTCTGAAAGTTCCTCAATTGCCTTTGCTTTTTGGTGCATGATACCGTAATGATTTAAAATTTGTTTTGCCTGCTCTTTAATCATACTTGCCCCCACTGCTCCGCCATCGCTTTTGCGATACCTGTAAATGTCTTACTTCTCACTGTCGCCCTGTCACCCTTTACCATTTCTTCCCAGCATCTTGCCTTTCCATTTGGATGCCTACCGAAACGTTCAGCATTATTCGGCTTATCCAGGCTATTGCCCTGTAAGGGTTTCAGCCCTTTCAGCCACAAGCAAGTGCGCTTTGTTACATAATTTTCTTTATCATCTTCGGACTCTGCAAATTGATAAGGCTCAATGATTTGGTCGGGTTTTCTGTATACAGTATTCATCACCCCAACTGGATTTTCTATTGCTACCTTGTCGCAATCCACGTTTGCAAACTTCATGAAGAACTCTTGTGCCTGTATTCTTTTCTGTGTCCTTGCGTTAATTTGCTCAAGTGTGGCGCCTTTTAAGCTGTGACTTCTTGTCGCTGCATTGCTCAAGTAGGTGCAAGGTGGATGTGCGATTATTAAATCCCACTTGTCTATATTGTGAGTGCTTCCGTCCTCTGTCTTAAACATCTGCCCCCCCCCCCCTCAAGATTTCTAGGCAATCACCTTTTATGTGCCATTCCGGATGTCCTCCGTATTGTTCTTCTATGTCACAGCTGTAAGCCTCATGCCCTAATGCTCTAAACTCTTTGCAAACCGTCTGACTGCATTCGCAAGCTATCAATACTTTCAATTACTCATACCTCCTTCCGCTCTGATTATGTACAAGCTTAATCCTGCTACTAAGCTTAAACCCCGCAAGCTCAACAACATACTTGATATGCTGTACAAGTTCGTCATGTTCGGCCTGCTCCTTCATCTTTCTTTTCTTCGCTTCTTCTATCGCCATTATTGCCTTATAGGCTGTGCTATCTTTATAGCCTTCGGCGTTGTGTTTGATATCGCTACTCATTTAGTGCCTCTTTCATGAGTCCTTTTAGCCTTCCTTCAGCTTTTTGCAGATCCATTGCATACTCTTCTCTTTGTTCCTTCAGTGCTTTCATCATAGATTTTATAAGTGGTTTTTGGTCTCTTGGAGACAAAAAATCGTTTAAATCAAAACTCTCTTCTTGAGTTCTACAGTTATAATGCCATTCATGGAATTCGGCTACAAAGCAAGAGCCCTTTATATTCAAATATTTTCCAATCTTGCTTATCATTTTATCAATTTCTTTTAAATTGCCCATATAGTTTCTCACCTCAGTTATCGCTAGCACTATTTCATCCATTTCTTCCCTTGTCATCTTCCACCTCCATCAATATGTGTAACTATTTTTCTCATGTCTTCTCTATTTTCTCTTATATTGCCCCACACGGCACTTTAATTCTTTTAGGTATAAAATATAGACTAATGCCTTTAAAGTGCCGTGTGCGTTATTCTAGCCATCTCAGAATTAAATCTATTCAGTTTTTCTGTGCATAAGCTCCGCGCCACAAGCAGAGTACCCTGCAGCATCAACCCAGCTGTCCGTATCTCTTCCTGCACTTGCCTTGATTCTTGCGGTCTTCATCAATATCATCATTGCTGCCACCTGTGGCGCTGTTATATGTATATCTAAGAAAGCGCTCCAGAATTTGGCTATGGTATTGAAATTATCCTCCGGCTCTCCATATTGAAGATTTCTATCACTACATACGCACTTTTCCGCTTCTGCCAGTATTTCTTTTCTTGTCATTCGTTAATCACCGTCCTGTATATTGCTGTTTTTCCATCTTTTGACTTTAAAATAACCATTCTAGGAAAGCCGTGATTTACCCAGTCGCAAGGTTTGTACTCCGCTTTTTCAACCACAAGATCAGTCTTATGTCCTTCCTCACACTTTTTCGCTTGCTTCCGGTCGCTAAAGTCGCTACCGCATATTTCGCAACGATAAACTGTATGTTCCTTCATCGTTCTTTCTCCTTTATCTCCAGCCAAAATCCTTCAACTCCGTCTTTTTCGTAGCAAAACTTCGTATCAACCCTTAGTTCTTCCCACAACTGATACGCCGTTGCCTCCATGTCGTTTTTATCAACGCATTTTATATATTTATCTTCGTTCATTCTTTTCCTTCTCTCCATCAAAGCTTCTATATCCGCCTTTTACCCTTGCATCCAGTTCGTCTATGTAAGCCTCCATTATCTTGCAGGCTATAGGATAGCTTGAGTAATTCGCCTCAACGTATTTCATTAAGACCTGCATAGACTTTGCAACCTCTTCTTTATCTGAATTTTCATCAAACTCCCTTGCCGACTTCCACCAGTTGTTATGAATGTCGTTTATCATCACAATTATCTTGTCATTCGGCATTATTTCCTTGTAGTCCATATACTTTAAAAACTCCTAAATTGTTTCTAAACTGATAGTAATATGCTTATCTGT